GAGCATTACTGCAGAAAAAGAACGACAATGGCATTAGACGTAGCCGCTGGGCTATTATTCGTAATACTAATCCACAGTTAAAAACAACAACAATAAAAACTTGGCTTGATTGGTTTCCAGAGAATGACTGGGGAAAATTTACTTGGTCAGTTCCCTACACACACCACATTAAAAAGGGCGACATAGACTTAGAAGTCTTGTTTCTTGCCCTTGACCGCCCCGAAGATGTTAAGAAGTTGCTCTCCCTAGAACTTACTGGCATCTGGGTTAATGAAGCTCGAGAAATCCCCAAGAGTATCATGGACGCTTGCTCAATGCGAGTTGGGCGGTTTCCTTCTATGCGTGAAGGTGGGCCAAGTTGGACAGGATTTATAGCAGATACCAACGCGCCAGAGGAGGATCATTGGTGGCCTATTATGTCTGGAGAGGTTCCAGTACCTGATCATATACCAAGAGAGCAAGCAAAGATGCTGGTTAGGCCTACGAATTGGAGATTCTTTACACAACCCTCTGCAATGGTAGAGGTTAAGACTAAAGAAGGTGAGATAGAAAGCTATAAATCAAACAAGAAAGCAGAGAATAGTAAGAATATGATGACTTCTTATTATACTAATCTAATACAAGGTAAGACAAAGAGCTGGATTGATGTCTATGTTATGAATAGACTAGGCACAATTAAAGATGGGAAGCCCATATACCCTATGTTTGTAACAGAAACACACGTTGCTAAAGAAGAAATACCAGTAGCCGCAGGGAATCCTCTCTATGTAGGGCTTGATTTTGGATTAACACCAGCCGCTGTTATTGGCCAGAAAGTAAGAGGAAGATGGTTTGTACAAGCAGAGATTGTTGCGTTTGATATGGGCATTGTTAGGTTTGCTGAAGTTCTTCGTGAAGAGATTGCCACTCGGTTTTCTCAGACTTCTGAAGTTCATATATTTGGCGACCCTTCTGGTGATTTCCGCGCGCAAACCGACGAGTCTACCCCTTTCCATATCCTTAGAGGTGCTGGTCTTAGAGCATATCCCGCTCCGTCTAATTCCGTTGACCTTAGACTTGAGTCGGTACATTCGCAGCTTAGTAAAATGAGTGAAGGAAAACCTGCTTTCTTAGTAGATAGACGTTGCGTTCAGCTAATTAAAGGATTTGAGGGTGGGTATCAGTACAGAAGAATGGAAGTATCTGGCGAAAGATACGATGATAAGCCTGATAAAAATATGTTTTCACACATACACGATGCTTTACAATACATGCTTCTTGGTGCTGGCGAAGGTAGAGCATTGATGAACAATCAAAAAGCAGCTAGACCTATAGTAGCTACAAGAAACTTTGATGTATTTGCTAAACAGAAAACGCCAAGGCGTAGGCAAGGGCTTTGGTCACGCATGTAATTGTGCGTTGCGTTATAATTTATTATGTGGTTATCGAGCATAAACAATAAAGGAATATATTATGTGTTTAGGTATGGGTGGTGGTAAAGCTAGCGATCCTGGGACTTACGAACAATGGAGAGTGAAAGATAAGACAGCAGGTGGTGATGGATCAAAAGTACAATATGATCAAGCTGTATCAGCATGGCAAGGTTCTGATGAGTATAAAAAATCAGTAGCACCTGTAGCACCTGTAGCAAGTGAGGAAACAGCAGTAGAAGTTGCTGAAAAAACTGAAGCTAAAAAAACTGCTGAAATTAAAGAAGCGGTTATGGAAGAAAAGATAGCTACAGTAACTGGTCCAGTTTCTACTTTAGAAAAAGATGCACCTGCTAGAAAAAGACAAGTAGAATTATTACAGGAGATAGAAGCCCCTTCAAGTGATAGTACCATACCAGTTACCACGCCAAAGAAGCCAGCTAGAGATTATGCTCCAAATATTCTAGCAGAAACCAATGAAGAAGAATTAGAAAAAGCAAAAGCAGAAGTAGAATTAGAAAAAGCAGAAGTAGAATTAGACGATACATATTTTCCAGAAAGCTCTTTAATAAAAAAACGTAAACAAAAACAAAGAGCTGCATTTACTGGTCTATCAAAGAAAAGAAGTAAATCCAGAGGCAGAAGGTCTTTAATCACTGGTAAATCTGGCGGTGGCATTGGATATTATAATAAATATTTTACATAGGATAAAAAATGATAGACGATCCAATAGCAAAAAAATACCTTGAGAGATACGAATCTGCCAAGGTAAAAAGAGAGAATTTTGTACCATTATTTGAAGAGTGTTATGAGTATGCTTTGCCTCAACGAGAATCTTTCTATAGTGAAAGAATAGGTCAGCGTAGAGATGATAAGATATTTGATGAGACTGCTGTTGTAGGTGTGCAAGAGTTTGCCTCTAGGCTTCAGTCAGGTCTTGTTCCTAACTTTGCTAGGTGGGCAGATTTAACTTCTGGCTCTGAGATTCCTAAAGAAGAAAGAGATTTTGTTAATAATGAACTAGACGAGGTAACTGAATATGTATTTGAAATTCTCCAAAATTCTAACTTTTCTCAAGAAGTGCATGAGTCTTTCATGGACTTGGCTGTCGGGACTGGCGTCTTGGCTGCGGAAGAAGGTGACGCGCTAAGTCCTATTAGGTTTTCCGCAATACCATTACCGCATGTAATACTTGATACTGGGCCAGATGATCGAATTGACCATGTGTTTAGAGAAAGAAAGGGCATTAGGTTTAATCAAATTCAACTATTATACCCAGATGCTGTATTAAATGAAAAAATAGTAAACATGATGCAAGGTGGCCCTGATAATAAAACTACTATTCTTGAACTAATATGTCGTGATTACTCTAAAATGAATGAAGAAGCGTACCTGAGTTATGCTTTTTGTATGACAACTCAATCAATTATTTATTCTAACAAAATGTCAGGCGTTGGTTCTAATCCCTTTATTTGTTTTCGTTGGTCTAAATGTGCAGGTGAAGTTTATGGACGTGGTCCACTAATGAACGCACTCTCTGCAATTAAAACGACTAACCTAACAATAGAGTTGATATTGCAAAACGCACAGATGTCTATCTCTGGTATTTATCAAATGGATGACGATGGTATTGTTAATCCAGATACAATACAGCTAGTCCCAGGATCTATAATACCAAAAGCTATTGGATCAGCAGGATTACAGCCAATACAAGCGGCAGGTAGATTTGATGTGGCTCAACTTGTTCTTACTGACATGAGATTAAACATTAAACGTGCGTTATATAACGATATGTTGGGCAATCCAGATAAAACTCCTGCCTCTGCTACTGAGGTTGCAGAACGTATGGCCGATTTATCAAGACGAATTGGCTCTGCATTTGGTAGATTACAAGCAGAATTGGTACAACCTGTGCTTCAAAGAGTAATTTATATATTAAAAAAACAAGGTAGAATTGAAGTACCTACATTAAATGGTAGAGAAGTTAAGATTAAATCTGTATCTCCGCTAGCGCAAGCGCAAGCTAACCAAGATATTACCTCTGTTGCTAGGTTCTTAGAACTTATTCAAGGTAGGTTTGGACCAGAGATGATGCAACTTTTAATTAATGGAGAAAAGACTGCTGCTTACCTTGCTAAGAAATTTGGTGTGCCAGACCACTTGATAAGGGATGAGAGTGAGCGTAAACAGTTAATACAAATGGCACAACAGATGGCTCAACAACAAGAAATGCAGGGAGAGCCTCAACAACAGGAGCAAATAGTTGAGCAGTAGAAAACAAACAGACAAAGTAAATATTGGAGTAGATGGTTATCAAAGAACACAAAGTGCAGATGAGCAAATAAGCCAAAATATGGCACAGTTATTTAGTTCAGACACTGGGAAAGAAGTTCTTCGTTACCTAAGAACAATAACAATTGAAATAGTTCACGGTGCTAATACAACTACTGAAGAGTTAAGGCACATAGAAGGTCAACGATATATAGTTGGCTTGATACAAACGAGAATTAATCATTCACATAGGGTGAGGTCAAATGTCTGAAGAAACAGAAACACTTATACAAAACACAACAGAAGCAACCATAGAGCGACCTGAGTGGTTGCCAGAAAAGTTTAATGACCCAGCTGAATTGGCTAAATCTTATAACGAATTAGAATCTAAGCTTGGTGCTAAACAAGAAGATATAATAAAAGGTTATAACGAAGAAAGATTTGTTAATCGACCAGAAACTAAAGGCGATTATGAGCTTCCTGAGTCAGTAGATTCTGAAATGGCAACTGATAATCCTCTTTTTAACTGGTGGTCAGAACATGCTTTTAATAATGGCTTTAGCCAAGATCAATTTAAAGAAGGGATAGAAATGTATTCTAAGGGAATACAAGAATCTCTTCCCTCTGTCCCTGATCTTGATGCAGAAGCTTTAAAGCTAGGTGATAATTCTGGTGCAAGAATAGAAGCTGTTAGTATGTTTGCTAATAAATTCTTTCCAGATGAGTTAAGCGGAGCGGTTGAAAAGCTAGGTGAAACAGCAGAAGGCATTATGCTTATTGAGCATATAATGTCACAAAACAAAGACACTCAGATATCTGCTCAATCCTCACCTGTTTCTAGCTTTGGGGAAGATGATCTAAAGTCAATGATGAGAGACGAAAGATATTGGAATAACAATAAACGAGATGCTGGCTTTGTTAAGCAAGTAGATGATGGTTTTAAAAAATTATATGGATAAAGTCCTTATAAGTCATGGGAGCTTAAAAATGGTTCCCATGAAAAAACGTCACGTTGTTCAAATGTATAGCACTATGAGTGTTGAGAATTTATTTGAAGCTGAAGCTATTTATCAAATAGATTTAATGAAAACATTAATACAATACTCTGAAACACCAGATGTTTTTGTTGTAGAGAATGATAAAGAACCTCTAGCTATTGTAGGTATAACAGGTGTTACGCATCAAAAAGCTATTATGTGGACTGTTTTTTCTGAGAATATGAAAGATAATTGGTTTTCTTTTGTTAAGGCATCTCCTAAATTAATCAGTTTTTTACACACTCACTATCATGAGATTGTTGTAGATACTTGGGAAGGTAATGATAAGATGGTTCAATGGTTAGGTTGGCTAGGATTTGATATGTTAGGCGTTAATATAAATGAAAATGGATTTAGCATGGCTCATTTTGTGCGTTGCAATAGGGATCGAAATAATGTTTACGCTTTTCCATCAAGACCCGTAATTCACTGAGCAGCCCGAAAGGATACCTGCGTTGATTTGATAGAGCGGACACTCAAGATACTCAAAATGCAACTTTAATAAGGAACTGATAAAATGGCTAATACAATCGACACAGCCTTTATTAAGCAGTTTGAATCTGATGTGCACCTCGCGTATCAACGAATGGGTTCTAAGCTGCGAAATACTGTCCGCACTTCAAATGTTAGCGCAAGTGTAGCAAGATTTCAAAAAATAGGTGCTGGCTCAGCATCAACAAAATCGAGAAATGGTAACATAACTCCGATGGAACTGGCTCACACAACTGTTGAAGTAACAATGGCTGACTATTATGCTGCTGAATACATTGACAAATTGGATGAGTTAAAAACTAACATCAATGAGCGTCAAGCTGTTGCCCAATCCGCTGCTGCGGCTCTTGGTCGGAAGACTGATGAATTGCTCTATGCAGCTATGGATGCTGCTGGTGGTACTGCAATACACGATACTAGCTCTGCTCTTGAAGTAGCTGATATTCTATCGTTGTTTGAAACTATGGGAACTCAAAACGTCCCAGAAGACGGACAGCGTTATCTAGCTATGAATCCACAGGGTTTTGCTGATCTGTTTGCAATTACACAGTTTGCTTCTTCTGACTATGTTGGCCCAGCTAGCTTACCTTTTGCTGGTGGTATGACTATGAAGGAATTCATGGGCTTTAAAGTATTCTCTACCTCTGCTGTAACGGCTGGTAAGAATATGGCTTATCATACTAGCTCTATTGGACTAGGCATAAATGCTGATGTTTCAACAGAAGTAAACTATGTAGCAGAAAAAGCTTCTCACCTCGCAACTTCAATGATGTCTATGGGGGCTGTCGCTATTGACGCCAACGGCATTTGTGAAGTTCTCGACAACAACTCTTAAGGAAGGAACTTTATAATGGCTTATGCAGCAGCAGGATTACACCTAATTGGTGGAGGAAGCGGTTGTCGTATGTGGGCTTATAGAACCGCAGACGCAATTGCTACCGTAAATACAGCGGCTTACTTC